TTGTTTTTACGGTAGCCCTCCATGCAATAGGCCGAAATAAGGTCGGCATCGGCTTTGCTCAGTGTGACCACTCCGGCATCAGCCCGGCGCTTGCGCGGCTTACTGACGGCAACCTGTTTTAAGTGCCGGAGCAGCGTCCCCCGACTGGTGTTTAACTGCGCCACCGCGCGCTGATAAATCGATTCTTTCTCGCCGTGGCCAGCCGCCGCCACGGCGTCGGCGATGCTGACCAGTTGTTGGATGTAGGCGGGATGCATGGTTATGCCTCAGCATTATTCAAACGATCCCAGTCTTCATCGGAGTAGTCGATCAAGGGTTTAGCGGTGTCCTTCTTATGTCTCGCCACGGCAGGCTCGGCTTCGAAGAAATCAGCAAAATCTTCTGCGTCGTCTATATCATTTCCTCCGGCGCTCTCTTGACCAACGCAAGTAGAATCCTCGTTTTGTGATGCCAGATACGCTTCAAACGCCTTGGCCTCAGCCCTGCCGGGTTCATCGGCGGCTTGCTCAGGCTCCATGATCGGTTCAAAGCCCATGTTTTCAGCCACACCGTAAGCGGCGGTAATAATCAGGCCGACCGCCTGCCGAGCCGCTAATTCGATAGGTTTTGGCGGTTGGCCTTCAAATTCCTTGTACAACTTGGCGATTTCACTATTGAGCGTGGCCGTGATTTTTACCGTCAGTTCTCGCGAGTATTCTTGCAAGCGCATTAACTGGTATTCGCCGGGCATGGCGACCTCAGTAATTTCCTGCCGCTTGGCCGCTTCCAGTAGCACCAATTTGTCAGAGGTTTTGTTCAGCAGTTCGGTTTTGCTCTTAATAATGAGGTCTTTGTCGTCTAATGAATGAGTCAGCGCTTTTAATTGCTTGGCCGTCTCCTCCTTTTCGCGCTGGTGCTTGGCGGCTAGTTGCTGCATCAGGTCTAGGGCTTTATCCAGGCTTTCTTCTTCGATGGCTTGGGCGATGATTAAGCGGTCATCGGCTGGCAATGTCTTTAGGGCGTTGTAGTCGCGCTGGCGAAAGCCCAGGCGTTCGGATTGTTCATATAGATCAGCGCCTAATAGGTTGTGATTGCTGATTAGTTCCATTGTGCGAGTGTATGATTTCCCCAGGAAAACCTTGCAGAACTCCGGAAAATCTACGACGTGTCGGAGATTTCCAGATTCATCGTTATAGGGCAACCCTTTGAATTTCTTGCCATCACGAATATTTATGGCAGTTTCAGCAATCAATTTATCTCCGACAGATCGGAAGAAATTAGCAGTCTCAATACGTCCTAAGCTCTTGGCTATGTCAAAGCTATCCATTACTGCCGCATTGACGATAGACATCTTGTTTCCCGCCTCAATCAGTTGCTGCACATTATTTTCCTGCGTTGTTGTCAGATCGTTATTAGTCATGAGTTCGGTCCTGGAAAAGTGTGTTGATGCGTTTATTAAGATCAGCCATTTGTTTCTCGGCGGCATTCAGTGAATTCAATATCAGTACCGCATGTCTTGCGAGTCGCTCGCTCGGCCTAATTCTCCCGGTCTCCTGAATGCGTTCTGCATAGCCAACCTGTACCAATGTATTGACATAGCGGGTTATGTCGGTTCCGGTAAATCCAGTGGCTTCGATCAATTCTTTGGGGCTGAACCCGTGCGCGAAGTTGCGTAGCAGTACATCCAGCACCGCAAACACTTTGATAGCGCTTTTAATATCCTGGACAGCCATGATTAAGCCTTTTTAAGCTTGGCGAGTTTGCGCTCCATTATTTTCGCCAGCGCTTTAATGACCGGGGCGGAGTCCTCTGCTTCAATCGTAAACGTGCCGTAAGAGGTGGAGACCTCAAAACCACGCTCCATGCTCGGTAGTTGTTTAGCGAGTGCGTATTCCAAATCATTTTTGTCCATAGCTATTACTCCTCATCATCGATAAAACCATTGCCGGTCATCGCATTAATAACGCTTTGCAAGTCGCCTTGCACCAGCCATAGCTTGGCTTCGTCCACGTCCTCGCCTACCGGACTACGATCCAACAGGATGCACAGGTTCCGGTAGCGTTCTTCCAGCACCGGCATTAAGGCGATAATGCGTTTTGCTCGGGCTAGGTCTTGGTCTACACTAACGTTTTCATCATTCATTTTTTTATCCTCTGGGGGTTATATGGCTATTATTCGAAAAGAGCGGTTGCAACCGGCGTTGGCCGAACTGGATGCGTATTATCAAAAACTGCGTCAAACGGTTGAGGGGGTTACGCCCAACGCCAACGTGTGTCAGAGTTACAACTGCGAAGCCGATCAATTTCAGCGTGAGTACACCCAGATCGATATTTACGCCCTGACGCAAGCGATTGCCCATTTCAAAGTGGCCGTAGACGGCTTGAAAACGGTTAAACAGCTGTCCAAGCATCGTTAATCCTCATCAAACGGCAGCTCCGGCTGCCTATATTTTTCAACATTGCCCTTGTGCCAAGCCATGCGCTCCAGGGCGGTTTGTAGTGCGGCCAAGGTGTCCTCGGCATTGGTCTTGTCCTCGTAAAACTTCATCAACACGCCGATGGCATCATGAGTCGCCGATTGCAGCGCTTGAATATCCTGCGGCTCGCCTTTGCGGCCTTTCGGTATATCAATCACTAACTTATTGCCGCTCATCGCCAACCACCGGCTGACGTAATCGATGCCGCAGGCATGTTCAAAGCCTTTTATCGACCGGGCTGGCATACTGGCTTCCTGTATCCATTTATACAGCGTCCATTTGCTGGCCAAGCTCATCAAGTCAGCGACCGTATCAACAGAGCGGTTATGTTTGGCCTTGGCGTATTCCAGGCAACAATCCATCGCGTCCCGTAAATCGCGGGGTTGCACCCGTTTCCAATTACGCTGGCTCATTGGGGATAGCGCTCCAAGGCCGCTTCCAAACAAAAACCTATCTTGCATATATCGCGACAGCGTTGCACAATGCGAAAATAACCCCGACTTAAATCAACTCGGGGAAATACGATGAATCCGATCATTCTTGCCGCCATACAGCACGAAATTGAAAAAGCCCAGCAGCCATTGCTCGATAGAATCGACGAACTGGAGCGGGTACAGGAAAATAACTCCAGTCATATCTGGAAACTAAATGCGTTAATCCATGTACTAATGATGGCTTTTCCTGCGGAGCATGCGCAGGACGCGATTCAAGAGTTACAGGCGCGGCTTGATGAGCCGGTCGATGGTCAGTCGTCAGGGTTTCGTGAAATGGAAATTGTCCGCTGGCAAAAGCAACTTGAACGACTTCTAAAGCTTCGCGGTAGCTCGTGATCCTGCGGCCATTTTTGCGTGTGCCTTCTTGAACCATGCGTTCTACCATGTCCATGACCTCCTGGCTGGTTTTAACGTTATCGCCAATAACATGGCCGTCAGTCGAAAAGCCGTAACCGTTGGTCATTTCGCCACCCGTTTTAGGTAGAGTTCGTGCGGGTTAATGTTGCTTAGCGGGGTTCTAGTCAAGCGGCTAGGCAGTGCTTGCAGCTTGCGCCGCGCGGCCAATTGCTTGGCTTGCGCGGCTTGCAGTGGAGTTATGCTGGGTTGGGTCATGGTGCTTACTCCTGGATTTGGCTTAATTCGCTAGCTTAATCAATACGGGCTCTTCAGTTATTTCGTGCTCACCCCATACTTCAAGTGAGGTGCGTAGCTCGGCGAATCGTTTTGTTTGTGTTGCGGTCAAGCGGGGTGGCTGGGGCATGGTTAAGTCCTCTCGGTGGTTTTACTTAAGTATTGATGCTTAGGTAGCTATACGCAGGCCCTAAGCGGCGGCTTGTGTAGCGGAAGGCTTAATGCCCAGCGCCACGGCGATGTCGTGACCTTTGCCGTAGCGGCCTTTGACTTGGCCGTTGAGGACCAAGGACACTTCGCGCGGCTTATAGCCGTTTGAGCGAGCCCAGGCGGAAATGGTGAGGCCCTTGGCCAGAAAGTCGGCTTTGACTTCGTCGGGTGTTTTTTGTGTTTGTGTAGTCATGGATGGCTCCGGTTGCTTAGGCAGATTTCCGAGTGGGGACGGCTGGCAGCCCTCTTACTAAAAAGGCTTCACGGTAAGCGGCCTCAAGGGCTGGGTTATGTGCGCTCAGGGCGTCTAAAATATGCTCGATGCGGCTGTTGGCATAACACCAATCCTCCGGCGTACCGTGGGTGTGTAATACGTTCAGCAGGTCGCACTGGTAGTCTCTGATGTCACGTTCAGGACGGCGGGCGAAGTCAGTGGATGAGTGGGGCAATTGTTCGGTAGTGGTTGGTGTGTTCATGGCTAGCTCCGGTTAAAGTTGGTCAGTGTTTGGTCTGTGTTCGTGTTGTGTTAATTATTGTGCAATTTATTGCACTTGTAAATATTTATTTTGTGCAAAGGTATTCACTTTGAATAAGCGACTACAGGAAGAACGTCAGCGCTTGGGGCTAACTCAGGCTGAAGCCGCCGAAATTGGCGGGGTGAAGAGGCGCTCGCAAATTAATTATGAGGCTGGAGACAGCTATCCGGATGGTCGCTACTTCGCCGCAATTGCTGCGGTCGGTGCCGACGTGCAATACATCCTGACCGGCATTCGCTCAGGCAATGCGCCGGGCACGGTCGTGCTGGACCGCGAGGAAACGATTCTGGTGGATCACTACCGCCACATCGCTGACAAGGAGGACAAAACCGCCGTCATGAAAATGGCGATGCGAAGCGCGGAGGCCGCGACATCAGGGAAAGAGGAACCAGGGAGGAAAAAAAGGGCGTAACCCGCCCCACTAAGCGCATGAATGTAAGCGCTTAACTAGTGCTTTTTAATGATTCCACAATGGAGATCAATATGACTGAAGAAAAATTAGCATTGATGCACAAAGCCGAGAGCATCGTGATTGAAGCCAGCAAACAAGAGGGTTATGAGCTTCCTGAATTACTCAGAGAGGAGATCGTTAAAGCGATCAGGTTGCATGGCTTAAGCCAAGCCGGAGCTTTTTCTTTGGTGGGAGCATTAGCCAATGTCGAACGCCAAGCCGGACGCTTGCCGCTAAAGCCATTTTCCTTTGAAGATTTTAAGGAAAAATAATGCCGTGGAAAGCGCTAAACAATCATTACCAATGCACTCGATGTGATTGGTTCCTTGGTACGTCACGAACGTTAAAGAAGGAAGAGAAGGTTTGCCCGCAGTGCGCGGCTCCAACCAAGAAAATTCGCTGCAAGCATGAGAAGGTCGAGTTTTATGCCAATCGCAACTGGTGCCAGCAATGTCACGGCATTGTGAATTGGGTTAACTAGCGCTTTTTACTAATTACAACCAGAGAGAATGATGAGTGAAATTGATGTGAACAAGGTATTGGCAAAACATGCCAAAACATTAGGGGTTGTCGCCGAGTCCGTTAAGGAGCGAACGCTGGGCAAGCACGTCGCAGCTATAATTGAGGCGCACGGTGAGGTATCTGTGGCACTGTTAAAAGCCTTGTTGGAGCAAGCTATCAGCCAGTCGGCATCTGCTAAAGGCGAGAAAAGCCCCGAACATGATCTTACGCGACTGGCTGATGAGGCGGCGCTTAATTATCTAAATGACTTACTGGCAAAACCTCGCGCCGGCTAATCGCATCTACCAGCGTCATGACTAACAGCAGCCATTCATGATCGGCTAGGGGTGAGTGCTGCCGGCAAAGGTCGTTAAAAAGAGCCGGATAGTCGTTAAGTGCTTCGGGGTTGTGTTTTTGTAGATTTTCTATGTAGTGAATGCCGGGGGTGTTAAGCATATCTTGTCTCCTTGGTTAACTTCGTTACGTGAGGATTCTGTCGGTGTAGAGGAACGGTAATGTCGGGCAGAAAAGCGTTGCCCGACCTACCAGACTCTTAAGTAAGGCAATCCAGGATGCGAAAACAACAATCAACAAGCTGGTATCATAAGCCTAGAACAAGGCTATTAACGGGCGAAAGCCGAGCCTGTTAATGGCTTATGAATCCAATGATGGATTGTTAACGTTATAGACCGATAAAAATCTCTCTTATTTTTCCCCAGTCCGGTTCATGTGGTGGAGCGTCATTATCTTTAGACTGCTGGGTATTATCCAGGTCCCGCACGGCCGCTCGAAATTCTTCAAGGGTCGCGCCGGTTTCAATGGCGTTCTGAACCAAGGCCGACAGCTGGGCGAGGTACGCTGGCGATACTGATTCGGCAACAGCAAAGGCCCTTTGCCGATATTGTTCCACTATGTCTTCGAAGGGTTGGTTCATGGTGTCTCCTGGGGTGTGGGTAGGGTACGCATTCATGCTTAGGTAAAAATGCCTACAGCCGCAAAAACCGCCTTTACGCCCACTCGTACATCATTAAGCGAGTAAACGCCGCGTCTGCGCATTTATAAATGGCTGGAATGCCCATTGGCATTGATTGCGGCCGCTGCATTTTGCTATAGTGTAAATAACTCCCCACCAACTCCCCTTCCGAAGCCCTTCGGATACTTCTGCATCGTCATGGTCGCTACACTGAGCGCCATGAAAAAAAATAACCTCATCCAAATTTTTAGGCCTGGTACGCACACTACGATGAGTGGTGATGCGCTGACGTTTTCCGACGCCGATGTGGCTGCAACCGCAGCGGCGTATAACCCAGCGCTGAAAGATGCGCCGTTAGTGGTCGGTCATCCTAAAGCCGATAATCCGGCTTATGGTTGGGTGACGTCGTTGCAATTTGCCGACGGCGTGTTATCGGCCGATACCAACCATGTCGATCCGGCTTTTGCCGAGATGGTCAACGCCAAGCGCTTCCCAAAAATTTCCGCCGCTTTTTATCATCCCGACAGTCCGTTAAACCCTGTGCCGGGTACCTATTACCTGCGCCATGTCGGTTTTTTGGGTGCGCACCCGCCCGCTGTCCAGGGCTTACGCACACCGGAATTCGGCGACGGCGACGATGCCATTATTATTGAATTCGGTGCATCCGATTCAGCCGGCAGCGAAGAGCAAGCCGATCCTAACAACCCTCACACTCAATCCGGAGCATCCACTATGACCCCCGAAGAACTCGCCGCCAAACAGGCGGAGTTAGACAGAAAGCAGCAAGAATTAGCTGCGCAACAAGAGCAGCTGAAAACAAAAGAAGCCGAATTTGGCCAGCGCGAAGCCAAGCTTGCGCAAATCGAGTTTGCCACCAAGTTGAGCGCCACGAGCGCCTTCGTCGAATCCCTTATCGCGGAAGGCAAAGTATTGCCACGCGATAAAGACGGCTTGGTGGCTTTTATGTCCTCTGAAAAACCGACCGATGTGATCGAGTTCGGCGAAGGTGATGCTAAAACCAAAGTGGCCGGGCTGGACTGGTTCCAAAAGGAATTTCTCGCCAAGCTGCCTAAGCAGGTGGAGTTTGGCGAACTGGCCGGAAACGATAAACAGGCCAAGCCGGTTAATGATAAAGCCATCGCCTCTCGCGCCGTGGCTTATCAAGCCAAGCAGTTGGAATTTGGTGTCCACATCAGCGTGGCTGATGCGGTCGATGCAGTTAACGCTAACTTGGATATAGCGAAATGAGAGAAGGCGATTCAATCAATTACGAACTGGGCGCCGATGCTGACCCGTACCTGCTGATGAAATACGGCGCGGCGGACGGTGTCGTGGTGCCGGCTACGGGGCCGACCGATTTGATTTTCGGTGGTAACGGCAATATCGGCGGCGTATCGGGCGACCGGATTGACATCATTTGGGATGATTGCGTTGAAGTACGCTTGGGCGGCACGGTCACGCGCGGTCAGCGGTTAACGTCCGATGCGAATGGTCTGGCGGTTGCAGCTGCACCGGCAGCGGGCGTCAATGCTCAAATTGCCGGATACGCGACGGTATCCGGCGTTTTAAACGACATCATCTGGATGCGCATTGCACCCAGTGTTATGCAAGGTTAAGGACTTAACATGGCTAATTACACTTTTGACGTACAACCCCGGTTAACGCAGATCGCGCTGGCCACTGCGCCAACCGGCATGATTGCCGATCAGGTTTGCCCTCGAGTGCCGGTGCCTGCCGAATTATTTATGTACACGGAACTCGATTCCGATGTGCTGTTTACCGAAGTCGATACTGCGATTGGCCGCAAGTCGGAAGCCAATCAAGTTGAGTTCGGCGCTAAAGATAAGCCCGGCAATACCAAAGACTGGGGCCTGGAAGATTTTATCCCGCAAAAAGATATTGATGTGGCGCGCACCGCCGGGGCTAATTTTGATCCGCTCAGCGTGGCGACATCGGGATTGTCAATCTTGATCTCATTGGGCCGTGAGCGCCGCGTCAGTAATCTTTACCAGGATTTGAACAGCTATTTGCCCAGTTTACGCACGACATTGAGCGGTACTGACCAATGGTCTCATGCCGACTCCACGCCGATTACGCAGATTTTGGAGGTGTTGGACAGTATGATTGTCCGGCCCAACGTGGCGGTATTTAACAAGCGTGTTTGGCGGTTGTTGCGGATGCATCCTGAAGCTGTGGCAATGGCGTTAAACCGCACCGGCGGTACGGGCGGTATGGCTGCTAAGGGGGTATTGACCCGGCAGGCGGTCGCCGAACTGCTGGAACTGGATGACATCCACGTCGGTGAGACTTTTGCCAATGCCGCTAAAAAAGGCCAGGCTGCTAGCAAAGTGCCGCTCTGGGGTAATCATGCTTCGTTTATAAAAGTCTCCCGAAATGTGCAATCGGTGCAGGGCTTCGTCGAGCCGTTTTTTGCGCTGACTGCTGAATTCGGCAACCGCCAGACCAGTACGCGGCCGGAGGGCGGCAAGGGCGTTAAAGGCGGTCAAGTGGTTAAGGTGGTTGAACAGCTTAATGAGCTGCTCATCGCCAAAGAGGCCGGTTATCACTTTCATAATGCGGTGGCGTCATGAGTTGGGTAGCGACAGATCACGTTAGGCATAACGGCGTATCGTACTCGCCCGGTAAAGTCATCGATGACATAACCGACAAGCAGGCTGCTGAGTTAGTGGCGGCGGGTGTTATTGAAGCCGCTAAGGCCAAACCGGCCGCCGCCAAAACCGCCGCTGATACCAATAAAAAATAAATAGCCGTTTTGGATGGAGCCTGTTGCTGCGTCCAAAACGTTTAGTTGCCAGGATATCAACATGCCTTATTGCACCTATACCGATTTAACCACTGCATTCGGCGAGACCGAGTTAGTTCAGCGCACTGACCGCCAAGGCGCGGGTGTGGTCGATGAGACCGTGCTGGATGCAGCCATTGCCGCCGCCGATGCAGAGATTAACCAACGGCTGCGTGCAAAGGGTTGGACTGTGCCGATTGCAACATCATCGACTGATCTGCTGCGTATTGCACAAGACCTTACGCGGTTTTTCTTGCATGTCGATGTAGCGCCCGGTCCGGTTAAAGAGGCGTTTGATCGCGCGATCAAGAAGCTCGATAACTATGTCAAAGGGCTGGTTGATCTCGATTTAGGCAGTCCCGAGACGGCAACAGTCAGCGGCGCGGGTGATGTGGAATTTACTAAATCCCAACGTGACCGGGTGTTTACCCGCGAGACCTTGGCGGGATATTGATGAGCGCAGTCAAATTAACTCGCGGCGATACATGGCGGCGCGTCTGGACGTTTAGAGATAAGGTTACTAAACAACTCATCGACTTAACCGGCGCTACTGCGCGCTTGCATATCCGCGATAACGCGAAAGCCTTGGTCTATGCCGCCTCAACAGCGAACGGGGATATTGTTATCGAGGGCGCGGCGGGCCGCGTCGTGCTGACCGTCGCTGCATCGATCACAGCGACTTGGCTGCCGGGTAACTATAAATATGATATTGAAGTGACTCATTCCGACGGCACGGTAAGGACCTACGAGGCCAC